ATGAGTCAGTCGGTCAACCGGGTCGAGGAGGATCTTCAACAGCACCGTGCCTGGCACCAGCGGGAAGAAGAGAACGATGATTCGACCTGGCAAGAAGAGCGCTGAGGAGCTGCGCCGGCTTATGGAGCTTCGCCGATCTTCGGCCTCCTCGCCCGTGCCCAACCGCAAGCACTACTCACGAAGGCAAGCCAAGAAAGAACTGAGGAGAGAGAATGACACCCAAGAGTAAGCTCTGCGCCGCCGGAGTCAAGCTGCGTACACAGGTCAACACGGCCTACCCGAACCGGGACAAGGCAAGTGACGGCTGGATCGGAAACGCCGCACACAAGAAGAACAAGAGCGACCACAACCCAGACCCAAAGACTGGGTATGTGCGCGCCCTGGACATCGACTCCGACCTGGGCAAAGGGATCGACAGCCAGGAGCTCGCCGAGTCTCTGCGCATTCTCGCCAAAATGGGTGAGAAGCGTATCGCCTACGTGATCCATAACAAGCGTATCGCCTCACCGATCCTCGGATGGAAGTGGCGTCCGTACCTGGGCTCAAACCCGCACTTTTCCCACATCCACGTCAGCTTCACCAAGCTTGGGGATACGGACGGAAAAGCCTTCGGAGCCACAATGCCCAAGAAGAAGACCACGCCCTCGGCACGCAACCAGGCAACAGCCCTGGCAAAAGCCAAGAAGGATCTCACTGCCCTGGAAGCTCAGCGGGCACAGATCGAGCTGCAAATCAAGGTCATCAAGGATCTCTACAAGCTCTGAGTGTGCCCGGTCTGAGGCACTGATTCAGGAGTGGAATGGAAACTGGATGCAGCCTGCCGTGGGATCGGCGTCGCGATCTTCTTCAACCGTAGGACGGTGGGGGAAAGAGACACGGCCCTCTCGCTATGCGCCAGCTGCCCAGTAAGGCAGGAGTGCCTGGAATACGCCCTCGAACACGAAGCCTCACCCACGTTGAGGATCGGTATCTGGGGCGGCACTATTCCGAAGGAACGAGCTGAGATCGAGGGAGAAGGCGATGTCGAGCCCTAACATACCGGTCCAGGAAATCCTGATTCGGTACTCCGGCAGCTTCCCGATCAGCGACGACGCGATCTTCAACATCCTGGAACAGCTCGAAGAAGCCCAGGCTCTCCCGGCTCACCTGGCATCTCAGTCGAGTCGGTACGCGGTCCGCGTGGTCTGCGCTCTTCTACCGGAGCTTGACGTAGCTCGACCCGAGGACGCTCTGACGATCTGCGGCCTGGACCACCTGAACGAGTACGGCGTCGCCGACTCAATGATCAACGCTGACGGAATCTGGGCCGGTGAGGTCGGACCAATGAGGCTTCGAGAGCTACTGCTCTCAGTCCGGTCAGGTGAGCACCCGGACGACGCAGCAAGCAGGCTGGACGTCTCAGAGGGTGACCTGCTCCACATAAACCACCTTCTTACACTTCCGGAATACTGGCACGACGAGATCCTCCAAGAGGTGCTTATGATCCGCCACGAGGGCGGAAACGCGCTGAAAATAGCTCGTCATCTGCGTTCCTGGAAGCCTTCGGTGGTCTGGTCTTGGATCCGGGAAGCCCGTCGAGTCGAGAAAGAAATGCGGGCCGCGAGTGCCAAACGGAGACATCCGTGAACACTACTGGGTATGTCCGCATACAACTCCAACAAGTCCCAGCAATGGGGCGAAGGCTACATCGATGTAGCTACTCGAATCGTCGAGTTCAGAGCCAAGTTTCCTGAGGGGTCACTACGTCCCTTCAACCCTGACCAACCGGTCCAAATCATCACTATCGAAGGCAAGACGTTTCTTCAATACGTCGCCGTCGCCTATCGAGATCCACACGACGTCGCTCCTGGCATCGGAGTGGCCTGGGAGCCTTTCCCGGGCAAGACACCCTTCACCCGCGATAGCGAAGCAATGGTCGCTGAGACCTCAGCCTGGGGTCGCGCAATCGTAGCAGCTCTTGCAGCTGACACCAAGAAGGGCATCGCTTCGGCCGACGAGGTCAAGGTAGCAACAGCTCGTCGCCAAGCTGCACCGGTCGAGCGCAAGCCTGAGCCGATCGAAGAGCCACAGGTCGATGAGCAGGGCTGGCAGTCGGGCGCTGAGGAAGATCCAAAACGCGCAACGACCAAGCAAGTTCAACGCATTCAGATCATGCGTCAGCAGCTGCCGTCTCTACAAGACGACGAGACCTACCACGAGCGACTCCTGAAAGCCTACGGAGTGGTCTCTACAAAGGATCTCACCCAGGCACAGGCCAGCGACCTTATGAAGAAGCTCGACAAGGCTATTGAATCGAGCGCAGTATGAGCGACGAGATCCTGAGCGCAGAGGAGATCGTGAGTCGCCGGATTCGGCGCATCATAGGTCTGATCGCCAACCGCACCGACTACGGTACCTTCGAGGACGAGGAAGCCGGTCACCTTGACTGGCTTCTCCGAGAACGAGACCGTCTGCTCGAAGAGCTAACGATCGCCAACCGCAGCATTCAAAAGCTGACCGAGCTTCATTTCAAGAATGAGCCAGATGGCGATGACCTATGATCTGCAAGCACTGGTGGAAGCGTACGGACGACCGTGGCGTGAGTTTCGCACGGTAGTTCGCACCAACTTCGCAGTGCTCAACCGATACAAAGTCGAAGGACTGCCTTTCTACGTAGCTGACAGATTCGCGATGCTCTGCGATCTGCACCCGGTCGAAGTCTGGGGATACGAAGCTTGGCTAAACGGAATCGAGGAACCTGCGTGGTCCTCCTAACGTTCGCTCCGCCGACGCACCCCCTGAGTGAGAATGAATCACGAAGGATGCACTGGGCAGCTCGTAGTCGTCGACTGAAACCGTGGGCAATCTGCACGGCCGCAGCCTGGCGTGTCGCCTCGCAAGAGGACCGAGACACCTTGAAGGGACAGAGAGTCCTTATCCAGGTGAGCATCCCATTCAGCAGAGCTGGACGTCGAGACGCCCATAACTACACCTCGACCTGCATCAAGACAATCGTCGACGCCCTTATCACCGAAGGGATGGCGCCAGACGACACGCCCGAATACGTCCGAGTTGACGAACCACATTTGATGGTCAGCAAACTTCCGGAGGTTCAGGTGCTACTCACACCCATCGGTCCAATCAAGGAGGATCCGAATGACGAAGCTAACAAACTCAGCAGCTGAACAAAGACTGGTCGGCGCGTGTATCAACAGCGCAGAGATACTGAACAAGATCATCGATCGAGTCGCTCCCGGCGACTTCATTGACGACAAGCTCGGCACCGTTTTCAGTGCCGCCGCTCGCGTTGCCGCAAGAGGAGATCTATCAGCCTCCGAGGTGATCGAAGAGCTTCGCACTTCTCAGGAGCTCGAAGTAGTCGGCGGCGACAAGGCGGTCACCTGGCTATCTAACCGTCCAGCAAAGGATGAGGAAGTGGTCGAGATCGCCAAGACCGTCCAGAGCTTATCTCGACGTCGCGACCAAGCAATCGCCGCACGAGCTGCCGCACGTACGATCGAAGACGGCGGAGATCCGATCGCCGAGATCGCGCAGCTCAACGACATCATGAACAAGGCTGACGACGACGGCTGGACAGACCTCGGGCCGATCGTGAACGCAATCATCTGCGGCACCCACCGCCGGCTCGAACCTACGATCCTCCATACAACAGCTAACAACGCCCTGGTGTACCCAATGAGACTCAACGTGATTATGGGGGCGCCGGAGTCCATGAAGAGCTGGACGGCGAAGTACGCCTGCGTTCAGCAAATGATCGCTGGCAACGCAGTGGTCTACATTGACTGCGAAGAGTCCGACGGTATCACGGCGTCTGAGCGAATCTACGCAATCGCCCTCGGTGCAGGTATCTCGAAAGAGACACTGCTTGACTGGATGATGGGCCCGGTCGGAGCTGACGGAGAGCGCGACCGCAACAAGCGTCTCTTCTACTACAAGGCTGAAACTGGCGGACTCGACGGTCGCTCACGAGCTCAGGTCCTGCGACTGGTCCGTCAGCACAAGATACCATTCGTAGTCCTTGACGGCTTCGCAGCTGCAATGGCTTCCCACAATCCACCGCTGGAAGAAGACAAGGCACGAGACGTCAACATGTTCCTCTCTGGGTCGGTCTGGCCGATCGTCAACGCCGGAGCCGGAGTTCTGGTCGTCGACCACATCGCCAAGTCGTCTGGCAATCAGGCAGCCGGCAGCTTTCAACAGCGTGGTCCTCGTGGATCCGGTGCGAAGCTGGCTTCGGTATCTGGCGTAGCTCTTCAAGCCCACGTCGTGATCGCCGGCTCCTCCTGGACACCAGGAAAGGTCGAGCTCTACGTCAGCAAGGATCGCCCAGGTCGAGTCAAGATCGTTCAGCGCAATAACAAGCGTCTCGCCGGCGTCCTGGTATCTACTCCTGACAACTCAAACGGTATCGAGGTCACAAAGCTCGAACTGCTGAGTCCGGAAGAGATCGCTACCCAGCAAGCCGAAAAACGTTGGGACCTTATCGCAGCTGAGAAAGTATCAAAGCTTCTCGTTGAGATCGGTCGCCCAATGTCAAAGACCGACATCAAGGAAACTCTGAACGAGGCTCGCAAGCAAGCCGGCGGAGCGGGATGGCGTGCCGACACCCTGGTGAAAGCGATCGACTTCCTGACCGACAAGAGCTGGGTCCGTTTGGAAAAAGACGGCCGGATCGAGATGGTCGAAGCTCTTGCCGAATACAAAGCCGACTTCGGAGACATTCACTTCGACGAGCGACCAGCTGAGAGTCCGTTCTGATGAGCGAACGTATCAGCGGTCTGCCCGCCTACTTATCGCGCCCTGAGTGCGAACCGCTAACGCCTGAACGTGAAGCCGAACTTGGCGACCAGCTGCGAATCGCCCTGGCCGACGACGACGAAGCGCAGATCAAGAGGGTCCGGGACGAGCTCGTCCTGCGACACATGCGCCTGGTGATCCACATAGGCAAACGCTATCACGGAATGCTGGACCGGGAAGAGATCCTCTCGGTCGGCTCCCTGAGCCTTACCCAAGCAGCTTCGCGTTGGCACCCAGATCGAGGCCAGATGTATCCGTGGGCTGAGCGCTGGATCACAACCGGCCTTACCCGGGCAGTCGACGCCTCACGAACGATCAGGATCCCGCAAGGCGTTGCCTACAAGGCTGCGCTGGCGCAGAAGAGGCTCAATGAGGCCGAATCAAGGCTTGGAAGGCCCCTCACAGCCTCGGAGAAGGCAGAGGTGGTGGGAAAGGACCAGACGTTCGACAAGATGCCTCAGACGACTCACAGCCTGGACGAGCGCTTCGGGAAGGGGTCGTATGCCGGCGACGGCGCCCCCCGCACTCTCGGAGAAGACATCGAAGAGGAGGGGTCGGACCCCGCCGAGATCATCGAGAACGAAATGATGGTCGACGCAGTCCACCAAGC